GACATTTATTCCGATATCGCCACACCATTGGCCGCGAATATTATCTCTGGTAATGCGATGTTGGATGCCCGCCAGACTTCAGGTGACCGGTCTCGTATGTACTCGGCAGTCGCAATGCACTCTGTTACTTTCAACACGTTGAATAAGCAGAACCTCATTGACTACATTCCAAACTCTGCTGGTATCATCGACTTCCCACGTTACCTGAATATGATCGTTGTTGTTGACGATTCCTTGCCAGTAACGTCAGGCTCAAATAGTGCTGCTTACCTCACTATCCTTTTCCAAGCCGGTGCATTCGACCATGGTTCAGGTAAAGTCCTTATGCCTTCTGAGCTCTGGCGTGATCCTTCAGCCGGTACCGGTGGTGGTCAGGACGTTATTTTTAGTCGTTCTTCTGACATTATCCACCCTTACGGTTATCAATTCACCAGCTCTTCTGTTGCTGATGAATCTGCGACCCTTGCCGAGCTTACAGCTCTTGCAAACTGGACTCGTGTGGTGGATCGCAAACTTGTTGGTATTGCTTTCTTACGACATAACAATTAATTAGCCTCCGCCCGGATGCAGCGTCCCCTCTGAAAAGATGGGGCGCTTTAATTAAATAATTCAGGAGGCGTATCATGAATGTACGAGGACTTGCACAAGGCCGTAGCGGTACCGCTTCAATCAATAAAAAACTCCCTACTCAGGGAACGCCTACATGTTCCGTAAAAGCTACGGGAACGTTAACCATGGCTACAAAGCCAGTGGCTGACGACACCGTTGTAATTGCAGGTGACACGTACACCTTTGTTGCTTCTCCCGCTGCTGCTGGCGATGTGGCGATTGGCGCAGCAGTGGCAAACTCTCAGGCCAATCTTGTGGCCGCTATTAATACAGGTGATACCTACAATACTGCGAGAACTGATGTTCTTGCTACAGCTTTTGCTGGTAACGATATGGTCTTAACAGCTAAAGCTGCCGGCGCTGCAGGTAATGTAACAACTACGGCTAGCTTACAGAGCACTGACGATTGGGCAGCTGCAGCTCTTGCAGGTGGGGTAACTGGCACACCTGGTACACCTGGCGATCAGCTTATTGATGCATCATACTTGTATATTTGTGTGGAGCAATCAACTGTAGCTGGTAACTGGCGGCGTTTGTCGCTCGGTAACGCTTTCTAAGTAACTTTTAAAACACAGGATAGGTGAATAAAATGACAAAAACAACACTACTATGGGACAGGCTTGGTGACGATAGTGAGCCCGATGGTAAGCAAGGTGCCAATACGCCCAAAACAGCGGAAGAAATTGAGCAAGAAGTAGAGACTGCAAAAACTGTAAAAGCTGCAGAAAAGGTGTTACAAGCTGCTGAAGATGCTGCACTAGCTGCTAAGGCAGCTGCAACTAAACCAGTGCTTACACAAAACCCACCTTTGCACGTTTTAAACGCAATGCAGCGCGCTCGTCGCTTACAGACTGAGGAGTAAGTATGACTGCCACTGTGGGTACAAATTCTTATGTCACCGAAGCCGAGGCTACAGCTTACTTTGCTGATAAGTATGGGTACACGTCATGGGTTGCAGAAACCAATAAAGACGGTGCATTGGTATCTGCGTGTCAACAGCTTGACAATATGTGCCAGTGGTATGGTGACAAGGTAGCAAGTTCGCAAGTGCTTGAATTTCCACGTTATCCTGATGCATACCCTGTACCTCAGGACGTTAAAGACGCACAGTGCGAAATTGCATACAACATCGTTGCAACAGGCTCTACCACTACAGAGGCTGACAACCCATTATCGGAGTTAAAAGCGGGCTCAGTGTCTTTTAAGTTTGAAGTTAAATCCGCATCCAATCCAATTGTAAATGACCTTACAAATAGGCTACTCAGGCCGTTCGGTCTATGCCCCGGTAACGGCGGTACAAAAACTATACCTTTGTTGAGGCAATAATGGCCTTTTCAGCGCCTACAATATTAAAGAAAAACTGGCCGCTACTTGTTAAGTTTGGTGCAACAAAAACATGTACTTACAAGAAAATGGCGTCAGCCGCGTACGCTGGTGGAAATGTAACAAAGCCTACAGTTTCTTCTCACCCAGGGCTTGAGATTGTTTTTGATGTTGTAGGCCAAGGTGCTGATAAAAAATACCAATTTAAACTAGAAGATGGGTCGGCAGTCAGGACCATTGACAAAGTGGCAATATTCCCTGCTCTGGATCTTCCTGTGGTTCCAGTTATTAATGACTTGATTGTCGACCCTTCGAGTGTTGAATGGATTGTAAAAGCAGTTTCTGAGGATCCAGTTAATGCTCACTATGAACTGCTGGTTCGTCCAATATGAAGAAAGTGGCAGTAAAAGACCTAGGTGCAGTGCTTAAAGGCTTAGGCGAATTAGCTGGCGATGACTTCAGTATAATACTCCAAAAGTTAAGTATTGATGCTTTTAGGGAGCTTATAATGAGATCCGCTAAAGACACAGGCTTTTTACGTAGTAACTGGGATGTTACAACAGGCACACCATTTGAAGGCGTACTTAGTAACCCTGGCGTAAAAATGTTTGATGCAGCGTGGCCGGGCACTCAAATAAAGGCAGATGACAAAGTAACAATTTATAATAATACAAGCTACGCGGGCTACCTAGAGTATGGTACGCCTCGTATGCAGGCTCAGCCTATGGTAGAACCAACTTTTCAAAGAATATACAACCAGGCTGAATTACTGTCTAAAGCTCTAACAAAGAAGAAATACGATGTTTGAAGCCGCTAATACTTTAATTGAAAATAGGCTCAGAGCGCAATGGTCAACCACAACTATTGAGTGGCCAAACGTAGAGTACAACCCAGTGCGCGGCACACCATTTGTAAGACTGGCAATACTCTGGGTGTCAGCTGCAAGCGTGTCTGTAGGTGGACTAGACAGAGGTGAGGGCTATATAAATCTTTCAGTGTTTACAGCTGCTAATAAAGGCACACAAGCCCTTGCTAGTACTTGTGATAGTCTTGCAGCCATTTTTAGGAAATGGGAATCTGGTGGGCTAACGTTTAAGGTGCCACGAGTTACACAAATAGGCAGACAAGAAGAGTGGTTCCGATGGGACTTAATAATACCTTTTAAGTACGATGAGTGTAATCCTCCTGCTTAACAGGAGCTAATTAAGGAGAAAGACATGGGTTCAGCAACAGGCAGTAAATCATATGTAGCTTTGGTTAAGCAAGCACCAGCAACACCAAGAACCATACCTACCAGCCCGGTAATGCAGAAAGTCAATTTTTTGTCCGACGATATGGGCGCTGACATAACAACTAAGGTGTCAGACCACATTCGTGATGACAGAATGACTACCGACATTACAACTATAGGCTTTAACGTAATGGGCGGTTACAATTTCGAGTTTCAATACGAAAACTCACTTGCCGATGAGCTACTTGCAGCGTTCTTATGGGCTGAAGCCTGGAGCACACCGGTAGCTGCAGCTAACATAGCAGGTGGAACACTTACAGTGGTGGGCGCTGTTCTTGACCTTACTGCTGTAGCTGTTAAACCTACTATAATAAGTGGTCAGAAACTACTTATAAAAGGTACTACCAACGCCGGGGCTAACGACGGCGTATACACACTTACAAAAACTGTAACAAATGTTTATTCAGTAGCCCCAGCCCCGGCTGCAAATGAGACATTCGGCGCTGGTGTTACAGGCTCTGGTTCCATGATACGGAATGGTTCTTTTTATCAACCATTCTTTATAGAACGTGGTCATACTGACGTTAGTGAGTATTTTAAGTTTATTGGCATGGCGTGTAACATGCTTGACTTAAATTTTGCCGATCAGTCTAACGTTGAGGGTTCTTACAAGTTTGTTGGCCTTACGTCACAGGTTGATGTAGCTGTAGAGTCAGGTGCAACGTATACGCCGGTTACAACAAGCCAGGTGTTTAGTACTGCTACAAACTTTCCGTCCATTTCCATAGACGGTGTTGAACAAGAAGGATGCTTTGTCAAAGAATTGACACTTTCAGTTGACAATAAAGTGACACCTAAGACAGGTCTAGGCGTGCTAGGCGCATGTGAGACTAAGGCGCACAGGCTGTCGGTTGTTGGGAAAATAACTATGTATTTTGAAGATTCTGCAATGTATGACAGACTCTTGAATGGTACTTCGTTTTCACTCAACTGGACGGTGCAAGGCATCGATGGACACGGCTATTCGTTTAGCTTACCCAGAGTTAAGCTGGACAAAGACACAATAAACGTTACAGGCGTTGACGATGACGTCATGGATGATGCAAGTTATGTAGCTACGGCAGATCCTGTCACAAACTGCATGATACAGATTGACAAATTCTA